AACAGCACAGCTGCCAGGCGCAACGCTTGGTGTTGTGCCTGTTCAATACTTTGGTCGTGAATTAAAATTTGTTGGTAATAGAACATTTGCAGATTGGACTATCACAGTCATTAATGATGAAGATTTCATAGTCCGTAATGCTTTTGAAAGATGGATGAACGGTATTAATTCACATAATTTAAATATTCGTAGTCCAGCTGCTCTGTCACCACTTGGTTATACCGTTGATGGTGATGTTCGTCAATTTGGTAAAAAAGGCGATGAACTAAAAAGATATAAGTTTATTGGTTTATTTCCAACAGATTTAACACCAATTGATGTTGATTGGGGCTCAAATGACACGATTGAAGAATTTTCAGTCACAATGTCTTATCAATGGTGGGAAGCCCTAGAATATGGTGTAGTGTAGTAGTAGAGGGAATTTTTCCCTCTACTTTTATTTTTATAGAATGAGAGGCACCTAAAATAGCAATTAAACTTTTTGGTTTCACCTTAGGCTCAAAAGACGTTGTTCAGGTTCAACCACCTGAGCAACCATCTTTTGCACTTCCAACTCCTGCACTTGATGATGGTGCAGTTACAATCACACAAAATGCTTATTACGGTACATATGTTGACCTAGAAGGTGCTGTTCGTAATGAATTAGAATTAGTTACTCGTTATCGTGAAATGTCAAATCATCCAGAGTTAGAAATGGCAATTGATGATATTGTAAATGAAGCCATTTCACATGATGATTCTGGCCGCACGGTAAATATTGTATTAGATAAACTTAAACAACCAGAGGCAGTAAAGAAAAAAATACTAGAAGAATTTGAAAATATTCTTTGTATGTTAAACTTTGGTAATCTTTCAGATGATTTGTTTAAGCGTTGGTATATTGACGGCCGCATTTATTATCATGTTGTAGTCAATGATAAAGATCCAAAAGCAGGCATACAAGAACTGCGCTACATTGATCCACGAAAAATTCGTAAAGTAAGAGAAGTTAAAAAAGAGCGTGATCCAAAAACTGGCGCTGATATTGTTAAATCAATTGCTGAATACTTTGTTTACACTGATCGAGGCATTGCAACACAAACTTTTGGTGCATCAGTAAATTCTGGCCTTCGCATTGCACCAGACTCAATTATTAATGTGAACTCTGGTTTGATGGATGCTAAAAATACATTTGTTATCTCATATTTACATAAAGCAATTAAACCACTTAATCAATTAAGAATGATTGAAGATGCGGTCGTTATCTATCGTCTATCACGAGCACCAGAACGCCGCATATTTTATATTGATGTAGGTAATTTACCAAGAGGTAAAGCTGAACAATATATTCAATCAATCATGGTTAAGTATCGTAATAAGATGGTTTACGATGCAAACACTGGTGAACTGCGTGATGACCGTAAACATTTATCAATGCTTGAAGACTTTTGGTTACCACGCCGTGAAGGTGGTAAAGGCACTGAAATTACTACGTTGCCAGCTGGTCAAAATCTTGGCGAGTTAGAAGATGTAAAATATTTTAGAAATAAGCTTCTTCAATCACTTAATGTTCCAATTTCTCGTTTAGAACCACAACAAGGCGGCATGATTGGCCTTGGTCGTACAACTGAAGTTACTCGTGATGAAGTTAAATTTCTAAAGTTTATCATTCGTTTACGCAATAAATTTTCACAAATTTTTGACCATGCTTTAGAAAAACAATTGGTTCTTAAAGGCATTTGCACTAGAGATGAGTGGCAAACATTTAAAGAACAAATTTATTACTCTTATGTAAAAGATAATAACTTTACAGAATTGCGTGATGCAGAACTTTTACAAGCTCGTATTCAAACGCTAACTCTTGTTGATCCTTATGTTGGCCGTTATTATTCTGCTGAGTATGTTCGTAAACATATTCTTCAACAAACCGATGAAGATATATTAGCAATTGATAAACAAATTAAACAAGAATCAAGTAATGGAACTGGTGGTCCAACAGAGTTACCACAAGAACAAGTAAATTCAGTAAAAACTAATGCCAATGCTGCAAATGAAACAATGACACTCATGTTAGATGCAGAGGTAGAAAAATACTCAGCATTACTAAATAGGCGATAAATGGAGACAATATGAATACGCAAACTTTTATTAATCAAGTTGCAGCAAGCGATGCGGTTGGTGCTAAAGATCTTCTAAATGACCTTTTGTCCACTAAAGCTTTTGAAGCACTTGATGCTAAAAAAATTGAAATGGCACAATCACTTTATACAGGCAAACAAGAAGAGCTTGAAACACAAGATACAGATAATACAGAAGAAAATACAACAGAAGAATGAAACAATTACAAGAATTTAGAAGTGGTCTTGTAGAAGAAGAAAAGTCAGATTATAAACAATTTGATATGTTGGTGCGTGCTGGTTTAGCAAATAAGGCACAATTAGCAAGAATACATCGTATTTTAGATAAGATGAGTGAGGAACGCCCACAATTTAATAATGCTGACAGAGAAATTCTTCGTAATTTGTTTAATCGCATGGTAGATTTAGTTGCTAATAATAAACAAATTTTTATGCGTGCTAGGCAGGCGGTAAAAGAAGATATTTTAGATACTTCTGATTTTAAAGTTGGGCCCTCTGGTCGTAAAGTAAGAGCTCATCGTATTAAAGTAGGTGATGTAGCATATGGTAAAGATGAAGATATTAAAGAGAATTTTGAACTTGTAGAAGCACCAGTAGATTTTGACAATGATCCACCTTTTGTTTTGGTTTTGAAACGCAGAGCCATTAGAATGTATCCTGATAAAACAAAAGTTGCATTATATTATAGTAAAACGCTAGACAAATATTTTTCTGTACCGTATGGCGGTTCAATTGGTGCAGCTGTTCAGGCAGAAGAAACACAAATAGAAGAAGCTGTTATGGATCAACTTCATAAAATTGTTAATGATAAACAGGCACAATCAGTAAAATTTAGCAATGGCAAATCACAAAAGGTTGATCATTTTACAGCATCTGCTATTACGCAAGTTCATAATGCTTTGAATGATGAAAACAAAAAAAAGTTTGCAGATATGGTACATAAATCACCTGCACACTTAGCAAAAGCAGCTGATTTTGCTTTTCGTAGAGCAAAATGAGCTTTATAGATTTAATTGTATCTGGTAAATTAGATGAAGCAAGAGAAATATTATCTCAGCGTCTAAATGAAATTACCGCAAAACGCTTACAAGAAGCAAAGCGTTATGTGCAAGCAGATACATTTGAAGAACTTGATGAAGCAGTTAAAAGAAATCCCAATATCATCAAGATGGGTAAAATTAGTAGAATTCGCCGGCGTATTAGGCGAAACACAAAAGGCCGTATTGTTGTTCAAAAAAATCGTAGACGGTCCGGCATTAAAGGTTATAGAATTGTAGGTAGTACGGTTCGCCGAATACCAGCAGTTGCAAGATTAAGAAAGGCTCGCTTATTAAAGCGTTCATGGAAAACAACACGAAGAGCTAAACTTCGCCGATCATTGCTAAAGAGAAAAATGTCAATGCGTAGGCGAGCATCAATAGGACTAAGATAAAATGCCATTTGAAATTATAAACACAATTAGAGCAAAATCAACAATTCGAATTGTTGGTGGAGTTGCTAATACACATATTAATTTGTCTGCACTTTCAGCTTCTTCAGATGAAACTGTAACATCAGCAGCTATCGCACAAGTATCAACATCTACAAATGGTATTTTTAGAGTATATAGAGGCAATAGTGGAGCAGGCACATTAATTTTAGAACTGCCTTCGCAAGCTACGCATTTAGTATTATATGAATTTGATATTACTTTTGCAAATAGTTCTACGTCAAATGTATTTGTTGAACATACAGGTACCGCAGGAACTTTAGTAATGCAGCTTGCAAAAACAGCAACTTATAGTCCAGCACTCACAGGAATGTAATATGAAACTTATTACCGAAATGATAGATAATGTAAAGTATTTTACTGAAAAAACAGAAGATGGCAAGAAAAAACTTTACATTGAAGGAACTTTTCTTGTTGGTGACACAGTTAATAAAAATAATCGCATGTATAAAATGGATACGCTTCGTAATGAAGTAAATCGTTATACAGAAGAGTTTATCAATACAAATCGTGCGCTGGGTGAGTTAGGTCATCCAGACACACCATCAATTAATCTTGAGCGTGTATCTCATAAAATTGTATCTCTCAAAGAAGATGGCAATACTTTTTATGGTAAGGCACTAATTCTTGGCACACCATATGGTCAAATTGTTGAGAATTTTATTAACAATGATATTCAAGTTGGTGTATCTTCTCGCGCTCTTGGTTCTTTACAACAAACCAAAGAAGGTTATAATCTAGTACAAGATGATCTAAAACTAGCCACCGCAGCAGACATTGTTGCTGACCCATCGGCACCAGGTGCATTTGTTCAAGGTATTATGGAGAACAAAGAATGGATGATGGTTGATGGCAAATTTATAGAGGCTGATTTTGACCGCGCAAAGAAAACAATTCAAAAAGTTTCTAAAGCACAGATAGAAGAAACTGCTCTAAAATTATTTGAAAACTACCTTCGAAAACTTTAATTTTATAAATAAGAAATCATAAGGAGATTCCTAATGGCAACATCAAAACTCATGGAAGCCGCAGCAGAGATTCTTGCAGGAAGCAAGAAATCAGCTGTTGCAATGCCTGCTGAAAAGGTAGCAGGTGAGGTTGTAGACCTTGGCGGCCCAACCCCACAAAACTATAAACCTGACGATGATTCAGCTAAAATTGATGTCACTAAAGCTGCAAAAAGTGCAGTGGCACCAACAACAAAGCCATCTGCTGCTTCCGCAGACACTCAACTTCACATGAAAAAAGAAGATTCTGAGACTGAAGAAGAAAATGTCATTGCTGAAAAATCCCATGATATGGATAAAATGGAGCACGACAAAGAAGAGAAAAAAGAAATGATGAAGAAAAAAATGAAAGAAGATATTGACTCTTTATTTGCCGATGATTCTACTATCTCTGAAGAATTTAAATCTAAAGCTGCTACAATTTTTGAAGCTCGTGTTCTTGACCGTGTTACTCAAATTGAAGAAGAAATTGAAACAAAATATGCTGAAATGCTTTCTGAAGCAATCGAAGAAATTAAATCTGATCTAACCAATAAAGTAGATGACTATCTCAACTATGTTGTTGAGCAGTGGCTATCAGATAACGAAATTGCAATTGAATCTGGCCTGCGCGCTGAGATTACAGAAGAATTCATTGCTGGTCTGCGTAACCTTTTTGCCGATCATTATATTGATGTTCCTGCTGAAAAGGTTGATCTCGTTGATGAGCTTGCTGGTAAAGTTGAAGAACTTGAGAGCAAACTAAATGAAGAAATTGAGCGCGGCATTAGTTTTGCCAAAGCTCTCGTAGAATCTCGTAAAAATGAAATTACTCGTGAAGTTACCGAAGGTCTCACAACCACTCAAGCTGAAAAAGTAAAATCACTCGCAGAGAGTGTTGAATTTTCCACAGAGGAAGAATACAAAGAAAAGCTTGAAACAATTCGTGAGAACTATTTTCCATCTGGCGTTAAAACAGCCGATGAAACACAACTACACGAACAAGTAGAAGAAACTGGCGAACAAAAGGCTATTGATCCATTTGTCGCTGCTGTTTCTAAAGCAATTTCTAAAACTAAAATTTAAGTAATAATTATAGGAGAAACTTAAATGTATTTGTCCGAACAACTACAAAAGAAATGGGAAGGTGTTCTAGAACATCCAGATCTGCCGAAGATCGCTGACCCATATCGTAAAGCCGTTACGGCTGTTATTCTTGAAAATCAAGCTCAAGAAATGACAAAAGCTGGTGAAATCCTGCAAGAAACAGGTTCACCAACAAACTTTGCTGGTACAGGTGGTTTTGGTGGCGGCGCAGCTGCTGCTGGTCCTGTTGCCGGTTTTGATCCAATCCTGATTTCGCTGGTTCGCCGTTCGCTGCCAAACCTTATTGCTTATGATCTTTGCGGTGTTCAGCCAATGACAGGCCCAACTGGTCTTATTTTTGCAATGCGTTCTCGTTTCAGCTCACAAAGCGGTACAGAAGCATTTTTCAATGAGGCTAATACTCAGTTCAGTGGTGCTAATACTGCACTTGCTGCTGCAATTACAAATCAATTGACCGCTTTGGCAATTGCCGCTAATACAACTGAAACCTTCACTTCTAACGCTGCACCAGGTCAAGCAATGACCACAGGTTCTGCTGAAGCTCTTGGTGACGGTGCTTCAGGTAACACATTCCAAGAAATGGCCTTCTCTATTGAGAAAGTTACTGTTACAGCTAAGACCCGTGCTCTGAAGGCTGAGTATTCTATGGAACTAGCACAAGACCTAAAAGCAGTTCATGGTCTAGATGCTGAAACAGAACTTGCAAATATTCTGTCTACAGAAATTCTTGCTGAAATTAATCGTGAAGTTATTCGTACCATTTACGGTGTTGCTAAACTTGGTTGCCAAGTTGGTACGACAACTCGTGGCACATTTGACCTTGATACCGATTCTAATGGTCGTTGGATGGTTGAAAAAGTTAAAGGTCTTACTTTCCAAATTGAACGCGAAGCAAATACAATTGCCAAGACAACTCGTAGGGGCAAAGGTAATATTATGATCTGCTCGTCTGATGTTGCTTCTGCTCTTGCTATGGCAGGCGTTCTAGATTATAATTCAGCTCTACAAGGTCAAATTAATCTAACGGTTGACGATACTGGTAATACATTTGCTGGTACTCTGTTTGGCCGCATTAAGGTTTACATTGACCCGTATTTCCCAACTGGTTCTACAAATGAATTTGCGGTTGTTGGTTTCAAAGGTTCCAACGCCTATGACGCAGGTATTTTCTACTGCCCATATGTTCCGCTGCAAATGGTTCGTGCTGTTGATACTGGTACTTTCCAACCAAAGATTGGCTTTAAAACTCGTTACGGCCTTGTTGCTAACCCGTTTGCGGAAGGCACTTCTCAAGGTCTTGGCGCTTTGACAGCACAATCGAACAACTACTATCGTGGTTTTGCAATTAAGAACCTGATGTAATTGTTAAAGGTCTTATAAGAATAATTATAAACAAAGACCTCCTTAAAAGACCTGCCCTAAAAAGCAGGTCTTTTTTTATTCATAAATAAGCCTATGACTGATATTATAGTAATGTCTGACTTGCTAGATATACGAGCAAGAAAATTAAAAGAGTTGGAATTCTATAATCAACAGTTAAAAGAACTCCAATTAAAGATGATTTTTATTCAACAAGAAATAACTTTGACAAATAAAATTATTAATATGATTGAAAAAGAACAAATTATTGATATTGGTTTACACATTAAGAAAACCACATGACAGCTCTTACACGCAATCCAAGTAATCCTAATCCACTACAACCAAATAAATTTCTATTGACATTTGGTCGTGTGCCAAATATGCAATATTTTTGCCAAAATGTTACGGTGCCTGGTATTTCTTTATCTGAAACGGTTATTACAAACCCTTTTGTTGACATTTATTCTCCAGGTGAAAAAGCAATTTATGATTTATTAAATGTAACTTTTATTGTTGACGAAGAACTAAAAGGTTGGTTAGAAATACATGATTGGATTCGTGCGATGACTTTTCCAGTTTCATTTGCAGATTATCAAAAATTGCCAACATTAAATAAATATCAGTCAGCAAAAAATGATATTGATAAAAAATTTCCACAATTTAGTGATGCTTCTTTAACCTTATTTTCTTCTTCAAATACGGAATATTATCGTTTTAAATTTTACGAAACATTTCCAACCACACTTTCAACTTTCATTATGAACACCCAAGATGGCCCTGATACCATAATAACTGCTGATGCCACATTTCGGTATAGTTATTATGATGTTGAAAAATTATTCTAAAACAGCTTGACATTTTAACCTTTTTTTGATATACTCCTATAACAGGAGGTTTATTGGCATGAAAAATCTGGATGAAGTGTTAGAAGAATGGCGTAAAGATTCCGACATTGACCGTACCGAACCAGGTAAGGCATTGTTAGATATACCAAAACTTCACAGCAAATATCTAAATGTTTTATCACAACATCGTATGCTTGCCAAGCAAGCAGAATTCAATTATAATAAATGGAAAAAAATTAAATGGGAGTATTATACAGGTAAATTAGATGATGATGAATTACAAAAATACGGATGGGAACCATTTCCGTTTGTAATTAAATCTGACCTGTCTACATATTTGGAGAGTGATGAAGATTTAAACAAATATATGGCGAAGAAAGCCATACATGAAGAAATTGTTGAGATATGCCAAGCTATTTTAAAAGAGCTAAATAGTAGAACATATCAACTTAGATCATTTATTGATTGGGAAAAATTTATACAAGGTGTCTGATTTATTATTACATAAAAAAAATGAAGCGTTTATACAGTTTGAATGTGAAAGAAGTATAGCACAAGAACTGTCAGACTACTTTACATTTTTTGTGCCAGGTTATCAATTTACTCCTGCATACAAGAGCCGTGTATGGGATGGCCGCATAAGACTTGCAGATTTACGAACATTTACCATATATCATGGTCTTATTTCTTATATAGAAAAATTTTGTGCCGAAAGAAATTATAGCTTAGAGACTGCTGATGCTATTAAACTTACACAAGAATTTTCAGGTGTTGAGGCATTGGAGTTTATAAAAAAGTTAAATTTACCACATGAATTGCGTGAGTATCAATGGAAATGTTTTCTACAGGCTGTTCGAAATAAACGCCAACTTATACTATCACCAACAGCATCAGGCAAATCACTTGTTATTTACTTAATTGTTCGTTGGTTACAAGAAGCAGATTTTAAAAGAGGTTTGCTTATTGTTCCAACCACATCATTAGTAGAACAAATGTATAGTGATTTTATTTCATATGGTTATGATTCAAACAAATATTGTCACCGTCAATATTCTGGAAAAGAAAAACATACAAATAAATTTCTTACCATTACTACATGGCAATCAATCTATAAAAATGAAAAAGATTATTTTGAGCAATTTGATTATGTTTTAGGTGATGAAGCTCATCAATTTAAAGCTAAATCACTTACGACAATTTTATCTGGTTGCACAAACGCTAAATATAGAATAGGTACCACAGGAACATTAGATGGTACACAAACACATCGCCTAGTATTAGAGGGATTGTTTGGGCCAGTTTATAAAGCAACGACCACCTCAGAATTAATTGAAAAGGGTCAGCTAGCAGATTTTAATATTAAATGCCTTGTATTGAAGTATTCTGATCTACTTTGTAAAACGGCTCGTGATTGGGATTACAATACAGAAATAGATTTTATTGTACAGAATAAAGCGCGAAACGAATTTATTAAAAATTTGGTGTTATCATTAGAAGGTAATACACTCATATTATTTCAATTTGTGGAGAAACATGGAAAAGATTTACACAACATTATCAAAGCTGATGCTGGTAAGCGTCATGTATTTTTCGTATTTGGTGGCACAGATGTTGAAGTGCGGGAATCAGTTCGTTCAATTACTGAAAACGAAAGTGATGCTATCATTGTTGCTTCTTATGGCACTTTTAGCACTGGTATCAATATCCGTAACCTTCACAATATTATATTTGCCAGTCCATCCAAATCCCGCATCCGCAATCTTCAGTCAATAGGTCGTGGTTTAAGGATTGGTGATAACAAAGTGAAAGCAACATTATTTGATATCGCAGATGATTTTCGCATTAATAAATTTGTTAATTATACATTGAAACATTTTATTGAGCGGGTTAAAATATATGATGAAGAAAAATTTAATTACAAATTCTACAATATAGAACTTAAAAATGGAAACAACACCTAATAACAACATTAAAATTATTCGTTTGCATGGCGGCGAAGATATTATGGCAGGTTATATTGAGTCAGAAAATGAAGAAACAGCTATATTACACAATCCAATGCAAGTTATATTTAAAAGAATGCCTACAGGTCAAACTGCGATGATGATGATGCCTTGGTTACCAGTTGAAATTATTAAAGATAATCATGCTATTCTTTATACATCAGACATTCTTACCATAATTGACCCAAAAGATTCTGCTATCAAACATTATAGTGAGGTGGTTATGGAAGCACAGCAAAGATTAGAAGAAATGGATATAACTCCAGAAGAAGATGATGATGAAGATGATGATAAAGAAATTTTAGATGCTAAAGAAATATTTGAAGCTCTTAAACAAAAACGAAATAAAAAGTTACACTAAATATTTTATTATATTGAGGTTGTTATGGCAAATGTGTGTTTCGTGGTGCCAAGTAGTGCCGCAAAAGCTTATCAAGATTTAGCAAAGGTTCATTCTGCAATTGAGCCACCAACATGGGCATTGTTGCTTGCACAGGCTGTTCGTGCAAAAGGACATGAGCCATGCATATTAGATTTCGATGCCTGTCCTGCAACAGATGAGGATGCGGCAGAACAAATCGCAGATACTAAACCAAAACTTGTAGTATTTGTTCTTTACGGACAAAATCCAAACTCAGGCACCACAATGATGATTGGTGCCTCTACTCTTGCAAAACAATTAAAAACAAGTCATTCCAATCTTAAAATTGGTTTCATTGGTTCGCA